CCTACATCACACGAGAGCTTGTCTATTACCAAGAACTTAAACTTGGTGTAGTCTACATTGAATAGACGGCAGTATAGATACACCTGTACATCGTAGGAGTATTTGTGTCTTGCGGAATACACAAAGTTGCGTAGGTCACTTGTAGTCTTGAGGTCAATGATAGTACCATCTCTTTTTATGATGTCGGCTTTGCCTCTAAATGGATAACCCTCTACATAGTCTACGGCAGGTACTTCAAAGGTAGAGTCTCGTAGTAGTTCTACTGCTTGGTGATTCTTGAACAGGGCTTCAGTCATACGCTCTGCAAGTTTACGCTCCTTTGTGGTGTAGAGTAAGTGATTGGGGTGGATGGCTTTCGCATCTTTCCACTTCTTGGTATTCTTACTTGCTACATCTATGAAGGTCATCTCATCAATCTTGTGAGGCTCTAATACCATTGTATGTATTAGTCTGCCATCTCGTAGAGCTTGGCTATTGGTCTCCTCCCCGTACTGCATTAGATTGTAGTAGGTTCTTGGAGAGTCCAGAAGTTTCTTTAGGTTAGATGAACTGAACGCTACCTTACCGAGATAGCCATAGTAGAAGTCATCTTCAATAGCTTGTTGTACAAGCCAGTCTTGTGCGTGGGTTTCCCCATTGAGCATTGTGATTTGTTTTGACATAGTGGTTTTATTTATCGGGTTAATCCCATTGCTTGAATAAAGCGTTGACCCTTATCATAGTCAATGCCTTTTATAAGTCGGTAGATAAAGGCTGATGCTCTACGGATAGACTCCATCTCTGCCTTGCTTGTTTCACTTCCTGTATTCGCATACATCTGTGCATCTATGTGCAAGAGTTTGTCAATACATTCTTTGTCGCTTAACGCTTCCTCAAATATGATTTGAGCTTGTAGTATAGCTTTACTATGTGTCATCATTTCTGGTAGTCTATTTGTCGTGTGGTTATTTCATCTTCGTCATCGCATTCGCAACTCTCCTTCTCACAATCGTGGCAGCAGGAACATACCCAACTGTCATCACAATACTCATAGCAGATGTCACATTGCCTTGCTTGGTCTTCTTGGTACGAAGCAACTCTCTATCCAAGTAGTACATTATATTCTCTCTATTAGTTCGTAGATAAATAGAAAGAACGCTATGCCTATAGCAGAAGCGATGAATAGAGTGCCTCCGTAGAGGAGGTCTTGCTTGAGGGTGTAGATTTTCTTTGACATAATAGTTTTGGTTTATACCACCAAAACCCCTCGTTTGTTTCAGCGAGGGGCGGTGTTTGTAGGTTATACAATATCTTTTCGGTAGTCTTTGTTCTCTACAAAGTAATTAGTTTTTAACTCCCATTGCGCCCATTGTGCGCCATAGTCTTTAACTCTTACATAGTTATAAACTAAAATACCTTGTAGTTGTCCCCAATCTCCGTAGACCTTTGTTCTCTGTGTTCTTGTTTTCATTGTAATAAGTGTTTTGGTTATTTGCATACAGCTAATATACACAAAATTCTTAACAACCTACATTACAACACAATTTTATTTATAAAAAAAGGTTGGGTAACTAATTGATGTAGTGGTGGTATCCATCCCAAAGCATTGTCATCACCCGTAGCAGAGTTACCTACTGTCTTGTAAGTAACCTGCTCCAAATGGCTTAACATACCCTTCCTCTCAAATACAAAGGCGGTATTGGATTCATCTCTTTTTAAGATGTAGATGTAGTACATAGCCTTACTCGCTTTAATGCCACTATCCTCATCTTTGTTTGTGTTCTTGAACTCTATGTATAGATTTGGCTCTTCTGGTGTTCCTCGTCTATTAGCCCACCAATAAGCCTTACTATCATACTTCACCTCAAAGGTTAGTTCTTCTTTTTTGTAGATGCTCTTCACATCCCAATCATAGAACTTCTTCTTTGGCGCACGGATAATATCGGTGTGTCCTTGTTTCTTGATGTAATCACACCAAAGGTCTTCACCAATATCTCCTTTAACGAAGCTCATTCAAGTCTGTGTCTTTTAGTTTCTTGTCCCCATCATAGAATGAGAATCTATTATGTGTGTACTCTACACGAAAGCCTCCGTAGTTGCCACTAACATCAAACTTGTACTCGTCTGTGTCGTGTACCGTTGTGATGCCTTCAGCCTCTTTGTACTCCTTTACCTTATGACCTTGAGTCCATAGGTATACAAGTAGCAACTTACTTACTTTCGTATTCTCCATACACCTTGCTTAAATCGTCTATGTGTCTCTTCCATTCTTTAGGATTACAAGTACAAGGGATATATTTATGTTGGAATACTCTGGAGTGTATTCTTGATAGTGCCTCGTGATAACGAGGTCTCAACTCTCTACCGTTGAACTCCTTGAAGAACTCTTTGAGAGTTGTATACTCTCCCTCTTCTAAACATAGGGGTTGAGTCTTCTTTGGGAACAACTTATTGAGTTTCTCCTTACGAGCATCACANCCNCANTCNATACCTGTGAGTTCAGCAAAGGTGTCTACTACTTTCTTGATTCCCGTAGCCTTTGTGAATTTTTCAATGTCATCTCCTAAACCTTTAGATGCGCTCGGCTTCACCGTTTTGGAGGTCTTCGTAGTCTTCTTGGATTTTTTCTCGGACATACTCTTTAGATTTTTTTAATGTATCAAAAATTGAGAAAAGGCTAATGCCTGTTTCTTTTTCTATATCTCTCATAGACATACCTGTAGTGTGGTATATCTCAAACATCTTTTGGTCATACCAATGTTGACCTTCCATAATCTCCCAGACCTTGTCTATGATTTTCTCAAAGCCTTCAGCCTCAACCATATCGTACTCTTCCTCTGCAATATCGTAATCTACCATATCACCCGTGTACACCATCAAGTCTTTCTTGTTCTGGAACTGCCTTGTCATATTGCGAAGGGTAACCCATACAAACAATTTGTTAGGTTGACCCTTGTACATAATGCGCTCTGGGTCGCTAACATACTTATTGAGTCGTATGTACATCTCTTGGACAATGTCTTCGGCATAGTCTCCTGCACCAAACTTATGAGCCATCTTTAGCCATTCAGTATGATATCCCGCAAGAAGGTCTAATACTGTCATTCCTCTCTCTCGGTTGCCCAAGTAATTACAATAGCAAAAACCCCGAAGCACAACTGCAAGGAGTGGTACTTGGGGTTCTCAAAATCGTCATTCATCTCGGAGTTCCAATAGTTGACACCTATTAGAAGTCCTGCAAGGGGAGCTATGTCAATCGCAAAGTTCATATTCTTTTCGTAATTGCTTGATTTCTTGCTCCATAAGATACAACTTTTCACGAGTTGTTGACAACTCCTCACGAGTTTTTTGCAACCGCTCCGTGAGTAGGGCATTCTGCTTGGTCAGTCCCCAATCCATTCCTTCCTCCTGTGAGCCTCGTAGCTTGTCCATAATCGCACAACATTGGTTGAAGAACCTCATATAGTTTCTATCAAACTTTAAGTTCATATCGTGTCCTTTGGTTGCGTGTATTACAACTGCGTGGTTCTTCTGTACCACTTTCGCAATCTCAAGCGTTGTGTACAAATCCCGTGCCGCTACCATAAAAGCAAACCTTGCCATTACATTGCGCTGCTCTCTGGTCTTTGTAATCTTATGGTGCGTTGTGTAGTTGTCGTATTCTTCTTGTAACTGTAGTACGGTTGCTCTCATTTGAGGTGTTCGTTAAGGTTATCAAATCGCTCTTCGTAAGCGTTAATCTTTCTTGTAAGGTTGCGTATCGTTAGCTTGAGGTCAGCGTTCTTTGCTTCTGCTGCCCATACCATCTGCTGCACATCCTCTACCATACCTATGGAGGCATCTATAGCAGAGTAGATACTAATGAGGTCAATGAATATATCCATCTCATACTCATTGCTTGTGTCTTGAGGTTTAAGAGCATTGGCAATCTGCATTAGGTCTTGATTCTTTTGTCTTAACCATAAGAGGGCTATACTCTTACTACCCCCTCTTACCCATCTGTAATCTTCTTCTTTTAGTTCATCCATCTTAAAAAGGCATTTTGGATTGTTCTTTTTCTTTCTTTCCTATAAGATTCTCTCCGTGAATCTCAAAACCTACATTGTCTGGTATACTCCTAAATCTAATAGGCTCATCTAAAGCAGTTGGTCTACCACCTGTCTCCACCTCTTTCACCTTGCGTATGTGTACTTGGTTGTACATCCATTCTGTAGGGTGCTGAATATAACGATGTATCACTACAAAGTCATCAGCTCGGTTTACAAACTTACCTCCACCTTCAATATCTGCTGCGCTTGGTGGCATAGGGTGACCTGCATACTCGTGTCCTGCGGAGTGCTTCATTCTTAAAGCATTGGTTACTGCGTGAGCATTAAGCCAGATACTTACATTGTGTTGCTTTGCCCAATTCCTAAAGTGGGTACTCACCTCATAGTCGTACTCGTGACCGCCAAGTGTTTTAAACATCTCTTTGTCCTTTACCAATGAGTTGTAAGGGTCAATCAAGAATCCATCAAAGCCCTCTTCATAATAAATATCTGTAGCCTCCTCAATCAAATCCTTGTAGGTGTACATCTTCTTATCGGAGTCAATGATAATGAAGTAGCGTTGTACTAAATCAAGAGCCATCTGGAACTCATCTTCATCTATCTTATTTATGGGTTTACCCAAGAAGAACTCCGAGAGCTTCTTTGCGATAGATACAGGTGTGTTCTCGGAACTGAATACAAGCCACTTAACATCGTTGACTATGGTCTGCAATAACATTAGGTACAACATCACGGAGGTCTTACCAACATTTGCGTGTCCTAATACTACATTGAAATTACCTCGCTTAAAGCGCAGGTGTTGGTCTAAATTCCATTGCCCGAACTTGAGACCTTCTTTGACTTTGCCCATTCGGACATCGTCAAGTTTACCGAACACATCGGCATAAGATATTTTTGACATAGTTGGTTTAAGTTAAAAAGGGAGCGCAAGTGCGCCCCCCTAATATAGTTCTTTCTTTAGAATGGCAAACCATCCGCTACAGGTTGAGGTTCTTCTCTACCTTGAAAGTGTTGCTGATGAGTTGTAGTGGCTTGGGCTGCGCCTTTCTTCATTACCCAATCAGCAAAGAGTTGTGCATTCGCAATAACAACTTGCGGTGTTCCACCAATCTCGGCTGCTGCTTTTAGAGCCGTTTGGCGAATGATTGATTCGTCTTTAGAGGTATGTGTACCACTTGGAGCAGATGTGCCACCAGAGGGTGCTACATTTGCGTATTGTGGGTTAACAGGCTTGACCGTGTAGTAGGTCTTACCATTGTACTCTCTTGGGATGTAATCGTAAGTAGCCTCTTGNCCTACTTCAAACTTNNTTTGGTTCGGGTCTTTGGAGTTGTACTTACCATTATCTCCATTTTCAAATGTTACATAGAACCCATAAAGTGTTCCATACTGACCGTTGTACGGCTCTCCTGCGGACTTAATGTCCTTGACAATAGATGTTTTAGTCATCNTTATATAATTTAGTTAATGATTCAAAGTTAATTAAATTGTTGACATATCGTCAACCCAGATTGGAGTTTTTTCTCCGACATAAGAACTAAAGGTATTGTATTCAAGATATTCAATAGCATCATCAACGCTCATATCTTTAGACATCACCTCAATGCAATCACTAATAGAGTATACTACTTTTTGGTTTATAGGGTCATAACCAATGATTGCATCATCTAATCCATCAGCGAATAGNATTTCATCATCCATCCACTTCTCCAGTATGTATTGTCTCTTTTGCATTTCTTAATCTAATTTCAACTTGGCAATAATTCTTTTCAACGCTCTTGTCAAAAGTGATAGTGAGCTTGTNGTAGTGTTTAGGATTATCGTCTGNAATCCATCCGTTAGCAACGAGAGTATCAGCAGTAAATTTTGAAACAAGTACAAGGTTGTCCACATCGGCACGAGTATTGTACCTAATATGGATAGACATACTCTCTGCAATATGGTGGTCATAACGAGCCAGTTCTGCTTCAACGATTTTTTTATATTCATCTTTTATCTTTTTTCTAAATGTCCAATGTTTACCTGCGTATAGTGCATTAAGACTTATTGTCTTCGGTAGCGTTAGGTGTAGGGTCAATTCGTTCATACTCTAATTCTTTTTCTAAATGGTGAATAGCTTTTCTAATGTCTTGCGACTTGGGGTTACCCTCTTTCTTACCTGCACGAAGTAGGTAGGCAATAGCTACACCAATGTTGTAAGAGTCTCTTGCAAAGTCCATACACACATCAAATGCCTCAATCTCTTTGTACTTGCCTAAATAGTAACTTGGTNTCAACCTCTGGTTGGTGGTACTTGGAGAGTGCTTCTCCGTTGAATCGTTTGTAGAGTCTTCTGTCATCGGGAAATCCGAAGTGTAAGTAGAAGTGGTCTTGTATTGTGAGTTCGTTGATTTCATATTGTTCTGGGTATTCTGTTTGCTTAATTTTGACTACGGTCTTCATTTATCTTGTATGCGTTAAACATATCCATAACTGCTTCTGCACCTATGCCCTTACGAGCATAGTCTCTAATGATAAACATCTTTAGGTGGTTTATCTCTTTGGTGAGGGCATCAACTCGTGCCTCACACAAATCCAAGTATTGGTCTTTAATTGACATAAGATTGTGTTTTTGATTTTGACTAATGTAAGAAAAAAAGTAACCCCTCCGCAGAGGGGCTTTCTTTTTAGGATATTCTTACTATGATTCC